CACCACCCATTTATGCTATTTCTTTATACTATAATAGGAGAAAAAAAAAGAAATACTTAAAATTTAATTAGAGTATGCTAAACCACCCATACCTGAAAGAATACGGAGAACATTATAATTAGTAGCATAAACATTAATTAAACCATTTGTACCACTTGCAGCTGAATTAGTAACTGATAAAACAGCAGTGTCAATTCGTGACATATTAAGAGTTCCTGATGGTTGATGTTCTTCAGGTTTTAAGGCAAATGAATAAACATTAATACCTTGATTGGCAGGAATATTAGTATGATGTTGGAAAGGTTGAACTAAACTGAAATAAGATCCATCACGTTCAGCAAAGCGATCATTTCCATTTAATTGAAGTAAGCATTTAGAAAATGGATTTTTGGCATTTGCGGAGAATCCAGGTTCAACATTATAAGTGATGGATTTGACTAAATCACTATCAAATGATACATTACTAGAAGCATAATGGTCACCTTTTAGATCATCAGATGGTGCTGATGTTAATCCAGTTAATGAAGGTGAATATAAATTAGGAGATTCAGCACTTGCTAAAAATGTATTATCATTTTTAAGAGTGTAATTATACCAATGATTATGAGTTGTTGAAGAAGCAAATTTGGCAACCCAAACTAATTCTTTGCAAGGATGATTGAAATTTAATTTAACACGTGCAGAGCTATTAGCAGATAAAGTTTCAGAACCGGTAAATTGTAATTGTTCAATTAAATACTCATGGGAAAGTTGGGCAAATTTGCGTCGTTCATCGGTATCTAAGAAGATGTAATCAACCCATAAATTAACATTAGTCAAAGTTTTGGCTTTTGTGTCAGCACTTAAAGCACCTGTAGAAGTTGGAGGAGATGCACTATCTAATTTATAAATGCAATTTGTTAAAGATTCAAATTCAATTTTGAGTTTAACTTCATGATATTGGAGAGCAATTAATGGAAGAGCGAGACCAATAGAACGACAGAACCAGAATTCGAAAGGAATGTATAATTTAGTTTGCACAGGATTAGTATCTGTAGATAAAATAGATGTTACATCTTGATCTGCACCTACCATTTGCTCCCATGCAAAGCGTTTGCCAACAGGAAGTGATAATTCATTCCAGATATATAACCAATCAGAATAATGTTTATCTATTTGTTGTCCTCCGATTTCAATGGTAACTGATTTTAATAAGCGTAAGCCAACATAATTAACGAATTTTTCACCAGTAGCTAATAATGGAAGTTCGACTTCGAGATAAGTGCGATGAATTAAATCACCATTACGAGATATTTGACAATATACAGTATTTCCAAAATTGGGAATACCTGAAAAGGTTTGTTGGATTGCTTCCATAGCAAAGTTAGTGTGGCGACGATATGTAACTTTGAAAAAGGTTATTTGGGGATTACCAGTTAAATAAACATCCTGAGCACCATAAGCGACAAGTTGAAGAAGACCACCACCCATTTATGCTATTTCTTTATACTATAATAGGAGAAAAAAATAAATACTATTTTTAAGTATATAAGCATATTTAAAAACATTAATTTATAGATAACATTTAAAAATGTTTAAAGATAAAACAGCAAAAAAGCGGGTTTCTTCTAATAAAGACATTTCGACTTTAGATGCGATGCACAATAAAATTATTACAAATTATTCAAATAAAATTATTGAAGAAAAAAAAAATATCGATAAAATAAAAGAATTAGAAAATAAATATAATTATATTAATCAATTAATTATTAATTATAATAATGAAGGTAGTAATATAAATAATGATAAACTAGTTTATTATAATGATTTATGGAATAGTAACATAGGCATCCGTGAAGAAATTATAAAAATTAAAGATGATTTAAAGGATATAAAGAATTTTAATGAAATTGAATATTATGAAAGTACGAGTTACATTCTCTTCAATTATTATGATATGATAGAAAAACAGACAACAATACAACCACCACCAATTAATAAACTCAAATCAGTGAAATTTAAAAATAAGTCTATAATTGATTCATTTAATTTAATAATCAATGATTCTAATAAAGATAATAAAGATAATAATGATTCAAATGATAAGGATTCTAATAAAGATGCTTATGATTCGGGGGAAGAATCAATTATCGAAAAGAGTTCATTAGTTGATGAATATCTATCAATTACAAATAATAATCATATTAGAAAGATTGAGTTTGATAATAGGGAATTATGCCGGAGTTGTAAGAATTATCTTACTTGTTTGCAACACGATGCTATTATGTTATGTGGTTTTTGTGGATATCAAGAGCCTATTTTAGTTGAGCAAAACAGGCCTATTTTAAAACAAAATACGAAAGATACTTCACATTTCAGTTATAAAAGGATTAATCATTTTAGGGAATGGTGCAATCAAGTTCAAGGAAAAGAGAGCACTGACATTCCAAATGATATATTTGAAAAGATTCTTAATGAGATAAAGAAAGAGAAGATTATTGATACTAAGAAAATCACTTATAATAAAATGCGGGAAATTTTGAAACGATTAAGAATTAATAAATATTATGAACACATCAATTATATAATTAATAGAATTAATGGAATTCCAACGCCTCAATTTTCAACAGAATTAGAAGAAAAATTATGTTCTATGTTTAGAGATATTCAAGCACCATTTTTAAAACATTGTCCAAAAGAAAGAAAGAATTTCTTATCTTATAGTTATGTTTTATATAAGTTCTTTCAAATACTTGAACTAAAGGAATATTTAAAATTTTTCCCATTACTTAAAAGTCGCGAAAAACTTTATGCCCAAGATCAAATATGGAAAAAAATATGCGAAGAATTAAATTATAAGGTTATACCATCCCTTTAAACAGCAGCAGGGAAACCAACTAAACGGAAACCAGCACCTAAGCCGACACCTTGGCGAGCACCAGCAGAGATTGAGGGAGATAAGAGATCGAAGATTGAGAAAACGCAAGCAGCGGTTAAAGCAATCATCCATATTTCATTAACTTGAAGTTTATTCTTGGGTAAGAGATAAGCAGCGAGAGCTACGAATAACGCTTCAATCGCATATTTAAGTAATCGAGTGAGAGCTTCCCAAATATCAAAAGTATAACTCGCATTTCCGTTCATTATCTTGATAGGTCTTTATACTTTATATAAAGAAAATAAAAAAGGATATAAGATTTTTATTTTATTTATTATTAGTAAATATGACTGAAGAGACAGTAGTAGTATCAACTAAAGAGGTTGATTATCTTGATGAAGATAAACCAATCCGAGGGCAAAATTACTGTCTTCTCTCTTTCTTAAGTCCTGAAGATGTATTAGTTAATAAAGAGGCTTATTATTTTTCAAAATTCTTAGATAATTTCGGCAAAGATATGAAAACACTTTTAGATAATCTTGAGAATAAATATCCTGAATCAAAGGATTTAATGGATACCATTAAGAGTAATCATGCTTATTTATTTGATTCTAAAGAAATGAATGAACAATATAAATTCTATAAATCAGTGAATTCTCAAGATATTGAAAAGGAGTTTCATCGTGAAAATAATTTTATGACAAGTGTTCGTGGAATCAAAGTCAGAGGTGTTTTTGATACAGTTGAAGAAGCCAAAACCCGTTGTGAGTTTATTAAAAAGATTGATAATAAATTTGATATCTTCGTTGCTCAAGTTGGTTGCTGGTGTCCTTGGTCTCCAAATCCAAATGAAATTGAAAATCAAGAATACACCGAAACACAATTAAATACTCTAATGAAACAATATAAGCAAAATATGGCAGAAAAAGATGAAATCTTTGATAAACGCAGAATTGATGTCATTAATAAGGCTAATAATGCTAAAAAAGAAGGTGATATCGCTGAAAGTTTAGCTGAAGAAGATCCATGGACTAAACGCAAAAATGAAGAAGAACAACCAACAACAACACCTGAAGAACAACCAACAACTACTGAAGAACCAACACCAACAACACCTGAAGAACAACCAACAACTACTGAAGAACAATCAACAACTACTGAAGAAC